CATTGAGGGAGCGTTGCTTTAAATCTTCTTCTTCTTTTATGCCCTCTAATTTTTCAGCCTCTAAACTTTCTTCTAGTTTTTTAGCTTCTTCTTTTTCTTGCCATTCTTGCATAGAACGTAAAGCTACTGAACTACTAGCCTCGTTATAAGCTGGATAAGTTACAGCAGAAACGTCATAAAGTCTAGATACTTTGTTTATAGTTCTTACATTCATTCCGTCTTTCATTTCCCAAGAGTCATCCTCTACAATAAATGCAAAGCTAGATTGATTGATAGTTCCGTCTTTTAGTAGTTCCATTAAATCTCTAGACGTTGATACATTAGGATTTAATTTAGCTTCGTACTTTAATCCTCTCTCATCAACAGATAGTCTTAGCGTTCCATTAGTCGTTCTAGCTAATGGCATACCATCGTGATTAATTAAGAATCTTACGTCATCTTCTAAACGACCTTCAAAAGCTTCTGAGCCTATATACTCTCTAAATCCTCCTAAGTCATTAGACATAGAATTAAATACAGCACCGTAGCCTACAACAACTGGATTGTCCCCATCCATTCTAAGCTCTAAGTCTTGAACGTCAATAGTTCTTATTTCTTTATTTTTCATATCTATAAATTTTTCTTCTTTACCTATTTCTTCTATCTTTCTTTTAGTCCAAGAGAAGCCTACATCTCCTCCCCATAATGCCCAAGCAATACGTCCAGCAGATGGATAACCTTCGTCTCCACTATAAAAGCCTTGACCTTCTTTGTCTACTTCGTGCCTACTAAAATAAGAGTACATTCTCTTTATTGTTTCAATACTAAGATTTACTCTGTTCTTAATATCTCTTGCTCTTGCAACGCCTACCTCTGTTCCACCTCTACCGAACTCTTCACGCCATTCTAAGCCTTGTGCAGCTTCGTCAGCCATCTCTTGAGTTGGCTTAGTGTTTATATCCTCTAAAGCTCTGTCCTCTTCATCTTCTAGTTGAGCATAACATACAGCTAGACGTTGGTCGTTGTCATCATACTCTTTCATAAACTCATCAGACATACATCTTTCGATGAACTCCTCGTTAGTCTCGTCTATATTTTTAGTAGGTATCGGCATTACTCTTTATCCTCCTCCTCTATATCTCCAACTGGAGCAAAATTCAACGGCATAAATAATTGGTCTCCTTCTGGACCTACTCTATTCAAGTCCTCCATTCGTCTTATCTCATTAATAGACAAAGCACCAATAGAAGCCATCTCTCTGTAATAACTTGCACGAGAAGCACTATCTCCTCTAAGTAAAGCATTAGCATCTAGCTTAATAGTAAACGAGCCAAACTCTGTTTCTCTAAATAGCTTTCTGTTTAGCTCTTGCTCTACCATTACCATATAAGGCATCAATGTAAACCTAACAAAGTCAATACTTAATGCTTCTATACTTGAGTAGTTAGCTGCCTTTTCGAGATGACCAATCATCGATAATGGAACTTTGAACGCTCTGGCCACTTCTTCTATCTGAAATCTACGAGTCTCTAAAAGCTGATATTTATTAGCATCAATATTAGTTTGCTCAAATGTCATACCCTCCTCAAGGATAGCAGTCTTACCAGCTACAAACGAGCCACTATAGTTCTGATTCCAAGAGTTCTTTAATCTTGCTACAGCTTCTTTACTTAGTTTGCCTGGATGTTTAATAACTCCACCAACTTGAGCAGAGTTACCGAGATAACTATTTGCTGTATCATTAGCAGCTATAGAAGTTGCTATTGTAGTGTTCTGTGCTTTTAATACGCTTACTCCCTCACATCCATTAAACGATAAGTTGAAGAAGTGTAGCATATCCTCTTTCATTACTCCTATCTCATAGTCTTTAATGTCGTAGTATATTTGTCCTTCGTGCTTTATTACTTTGACATCTTCTGGATTGATAGGAATTAACTCTATAGGTCTAGCGTTAGAATCTCTAGAAATGTAGTAATACGCATTCCCCTCTAGTAATAAGTTGGTCATTAGAGTATCTAGGAATGTGTATGGTGTCATATAGCTATTAGGATTTCTAGCTAGGAGTCGGTAGATTGGATGGCTGACGTCAGTAATCTTATCGTCATCCTCCTCGACTCTGTAAACTTTTATGGGTAGACTTGCTATTGATTCACTAATAACTCTAACACACGCAAAGACTGCACTAAATGTTAAAGATGTATCTCTAGTTACTGCTGTTCTGTTGGCTGCACCATAGCCACCGAAAACTGCCTTTAAAAAATTATCGCCCCTCTTCTCAGAACGCAAGAAGTCAAATAGTCCCATAAAATTGTAATTACATTACAAAGATAAGAGAAATCGCAAAAGTCAAATCCATACTATTCCCCTATCATCATAGGTAGAAGTGTCGCTAGAATCATCATTCATATAACATCCTAGAGCCATAACTAAAGCTACCATTCCATCAATCTTCTCAGTTGATTTACTCTTATCCATTTTAATGTTTCCAGCTGGGTCTGTTTTCATAGCTAAGTTAGAACACATCCACCTCAACACTTTGTTACCAGCGTGATTAATCTGTTTGCCTAGTACGAGCTTCTCAAGTTCTTTAGTTGGTGCTGACATACTAGCAAAGCCTTGCCCATAGCTTTCCATTGGCAAACCATCTTCTGATAAATCAATCACTAATTGGCTTGAGTTCCATCTATCGTAGGCTATAGACTTAATGTTTACAACCTCAGCCACTTCTTTTATTCTACGTTTGATGTAGTTGTAGTCTGTGACATCGCCCTCAGTAAGTTCCATTAATCCCTCTTTCTCCCAACCTATGTAGTCTACTTGGTCTCTTCTACTTCTTATAAAAGCATTTTCTTTAGGAGCAAAGAAATAAGGAATAATTGTAAACCTATCATCTTCTGGAATGATTAAAACAAAAGCTGAAACATCTCGAACACTAGCTAAATCTAATCCAGCGTAAGCAGTCATACCTTTGTAATCTTCTAAGTTGATTGGAGCTTTGTTACATTCCATCCATTGTTGGTCACTAAGCCATTTACTAGCTGATGACATCCATTGGTTGAGGTGTAGCATTCTAAAAGTATTCTCATAGCTAGGTAGCTTTATAGCTTTCTCTTGTTCTCTTTTAAGATAGTCTAATTTAACTACACCAGTTTCAATTCCTGGATTGGCTACTCTTAATGCTTCCTCTGTAGTCCAATCAGTTTCTAAATCACAGAAATACTTAACGTAGTAAAATGAATCGTCTTTAATTATTCCCTCAGATACTTTACGACCATACTCCTCTGTCTTGTAACATATCGACTCACGATTGTAACCAGCAGTAGTAATTGCTATAGTCATTGGCTGTCTCCTACTACCTACCGAAGTAGTCAAGGCATCCCATAAGCTAGAGTCTTTTTGAACAAAGAACTCATCCATACAAATAAAACTAGCGTTGTATCCAAACTTAGAACTTGCCTCAGAACTGATAGCCTTAAATGCTGAGTTGCTTTTCTCGTGGATAATTGAGTTCTTAAATACTTTCAGATTCTTGTTTAGTTGATTGTCAGCTCTGACCATTCCACTAGCTACGTCAAATATAATACCAGCTTGTTGTCTATCTCCAGCAGCAATATAACATTCGGCACTAGGTTCGTTGTCGGCTAGCAACATATACAAAGCAATGGCACTTATAAGAGTTGACTTTCCGTTCTTTCTTGGTAGACAAATGTAAGCAGTTCTGAATCTTCTTAGCCCACTATCTCTATACTTCCAACCGAATAAATCTCTTACTATTGTTTTCTGAAATGGCTCTAACTTGAATGGCTGACCTCCTAACTCTCCTTTGATATGCTTGATGTGATTCTCTATAAAGTAGACTACTCTATCGGCTGCCTTGTCATCAAAGTAAAAAGTCTTGTCCTCTTTAAGTTTCATATCAGCCTTAGTTGAGATTGATGTTCTTTAATTCTTTTTAAAGCATTATCATAGTACTCTTTGTCTAACTCATAACCTTCTAAGTCATATCCTTGATTGTGACAAGCAATAGCTATACTTCCAGAGCCTAAATGTGTATCTAAAATTTTATCTCCTTCCTTTGCGTAGTTCATTAATAGCCATTCATATAACTTAACTGGCTTTTGTGTTGGATGTATTCTGTCTGTTATTTCACATTTTCTAAATCCAGCCCATAATAACTCTATTTTTTTTAAACTCTTATTGTAAGAAGTCCAAGCCAACTCTCCAGCACTTAATGTGAAATCTTTAGCAACTCCTTTATCCCAAAATATCCAACCACTACTTTGAGGCAAACTAAAGTAATTAGCTCCCCAAATTATTTGATTTTTACTTACTCTCATAAGTTCATTAAAGTAAACATCATTTGGTGTATTGCTATCCCATTCTTTTCTTTTATAGTTTTTACCTTTAGCATTATTCCATTTTTTACTTTTATTGTTAGCCATTTCTTTAACTTCTCCATCAAATCCAATTCCGTAAGGTGGGTCAACTATTGCTAAGTCAAATTGATTATCTGACATCTCTCTCATAGCCTCTAAGCAGTCTTGATTGTAAATGTTTATCATTAGTCAAAGAAATTAAAATCGTCAGTCCTTTCCTCATCTTGTTCTGGCATACTAAGAGATGCTCTTGAGCTAGGAGTGAATCCAAATTGCGTAGCAATTTTCATAGCATTTTGTAAAGCGTTTTGCATTACTTTATATTTAGGTGCAATCTTACTAGACCTCAATCTACCATCTCTATCAACTGTCTGCTCTGTAAAGTTGCCTTGTAACTCTTGAGCTATCTCTCTGTAAATACCTATCTCATTACAATAGGCTGCTAAGATTGATAAGTCAGTTAAGTGTAACATCTTAATATTGGCTAGTTCGTTAGTGACTAAGTCCCATTCGTCTGCACCTTGTTTATTGAGAAAGGAGGGAGCTGAAGGCATACTAACAACTTGAGATGTCTCCATTTCATTTCCCACTAATCTGGATTTCTCAAGAGTACCCTTCAACTTCTTAACTTGTGTTGGTATTTTTTTCCTCCCTCTCATTTTATTTTTAGCTTGGATATATAACTACTAATTTATCTTTCATAATACTGAACTTAAACTGGTTTTAGTTTGGTATATCTATACCCACACGATTTAGTTTTAAT